GCCTTTACGTTTATGCGCCCACATTTGGGACGCTGGTATGCCTTTCGGCACTCGCCAGCCCATATCAGTTAGGGTCTGGTCGATCATTTTCTGACTACCTTCGTTTTTCTTCCTTTCATAATATCGCTTGCCACCGCCTGCAGTGCCGTCGCGGTTTGCCCAGTTACTTACCAACATTTCCTCTGCCCAAGGCACGAGTGTTTGTTGAACGCCTGCACCCATGGCAGCCGCTTCAAGCTCCACGGGTTCCCCGTCTTTATCTTTAACAGTTGGATTAACCAGAATATCACGTGAAGCAGTCCCGGTGCCTTTGGAAGTATCCAATGGGCTAACCCGTTCCGCTTGCGAGATACCCGGATCGGTTGTCCAACCGACCGGATAACCATCGCCGTTTTCCACGACGATCTTCTGTTGTTTAGGCGAAAGAGCGTGACCGGTGGGTGTCCCCAGCCGATTCACTTCGCTGCTCATTTGAGCAAGTTTCGCCATTTTGAGCTTGTTGTCTAAGATTCGGCCCTCTTTCTCAATTGCGTCTTCTGGCCCCTGAAAGTTGCCAGCCGCAGTAGATAGGGCCTCTCCAACGTAGCTCTGTACGGCAATAGGGCTGATAGCGGCGGGTGAGCCTTGCAGTTGCGGCCCGCCTGTTGCGCCCAATGCCGTAAGCGGGTTAAAACCCGCTTTTTGCGCCCCTTCCACCAACCACCCGTATTTTGACAGTTCTAAGTCACGGGTGAGATCAAATTGGTCTCCCAATTGTTTTTTGCTGTATTTATAAGCGTCTTTCGCCGCGTCTTTGGCGCTTTTCTTATTGAGCAGGTAATCAAAACCTGCACCTGCGACAGCGCCCCAAGGTCCGCCGAGGAAGCCAGTGGCAGCCCCGGCGACTTTCTTCAGCGCTTTCCCAATCTTTGAAAAAATGCCCATTTTACGCGCCCACAATAACGCGGATCATAGTAGATATGACCGCTTTGGCTGCTTCTGGTCCGACAGTCATCCAGTAGACGATGCCGGTCGGTATAATTGCCCACATAGTTTTTCTCCTTTTGGTTGATCTGCATCCTTTGGGATGCAGCTTAAAGTATTTCGGTAATTGTAAAGGGGACCGGGTCCTCGCCAGCAAGCTGTCTGCGGGCCGCACCACTCCCCTTGACAACCACCGACCCCTGCGCGGGGGGCGCGTTCGCCACGTGGCAGAGTTTGAAACACCAAGAGTGTTTCTAACTTGCACGAGGATTTTACAGAATGGTTACGTTTCGCAAAATTGACGACGAGAGGCAGATTTCTCTTTTGGACCGGCTCGAAGGCCGTAAGACGTTCACGACGAAGGTCGTGCCCCACAAAGAAGAGGACTTCTTTTGGAGTCTGGAACATCTGCCCGCCAGTTGTCCCGACCTGGTGGGCGGTGACTGGCTTATTGATTAACCGCACCAAGGTACAAATTCCCGAGACCGGCCCTGGCCGGTCTTTTTTGCGTTTTGCGGGCGAGGTTTGCATGTAGCGTCGCGCGTCTTCCGTTGGTTATCCGAACTTGCTTCGCGGCGTGCTTGCTGAATTGATGCTACCGCCCTTTTTTTGGCGACGGGGCCAGTGGACCGCCCAGGTGCGGGTCCCACTAGGATGCCATCGCGTTTTTTTGAAATTTTTTTCGGCCTAGCGGCGCTGTTGGTGTCGGTTTTTTTGGTGAGGAACGGAGCAATATTTAATCGCTCCTTTCGTTGTTCCTCTAATTTACGAGCGCGAGTCGCGGCGGAGCGCGCTCGACCTCGTTTTGTATCGCTTGAAGTAGCTCTTTGTCCTGCAGTAGATTTACGTTTGGACGAAGACCCCTTCTTTGAACGTCTTTTTGCCATGCTAACGTACCGTTGGATGCTCTTTTTTCCAAAGACCACACGTCCGCATAAAGCGTCAAGATCATTCCGTTTTTTAATGTGTAAACGGTATGCTCGTTTCTTGGAACGAACAGGGGCTCGTATTGATACTGATTAGCGATATAGTCTTGAACCTCAGGGTCCAACCGAGTGGTATCCTGTACCACTTCGGAGAGCCAATCACTCACGTCATCGCACATTGAAAGCGCCTGATTCGGGCGCTCTTTCGCCCATTCCCGCAAATATTCGCGAATCATTTGGTCGTATAACGTGCAATCGCGTTCTATCGGATAGTAGAACAGCTTGTTCGTTTTGGCTGAAACGTTTCCCTCAATCGTATAGGTGTTTCCGTGAGGAAACAGCGCAAGCCCAGCGCGTGCTGCTGCCCGCGCTTTCTGCAACAAATATTCCGAGCCAAGGGCCGGTTGTTTGCTATAGCGCATTTGATTATCCGCAAGGCTGGTTTTTTCCATGTAATCCATCAGATACACGGCCGCACCTTGCTTTGAGCGGGGCTTTTCTATCTGAACGAAGCCAATTGGCTTTTCCTCTTCCTGGTCGTACCAATACTCCCAGTGGAAGCGTTCATTCATCGGGACCTTAGGCGGTTCCGACTGCCAGAAAATCAACGCATGAAAGTGAGCTCGTTCGCGTTTGCTTCCGTATTCGCCCACCGCCATATACCGGAATTTGTGACCGGCCCGGCGCATGCGTTTAAACGTTTTTTGAAGGTCAGCGTAGTGAAGATGGGACCCCTTCGGGTTGTCGTAGCCTCCACCGTAGGTAAGGGTAATGAACCAAACGTCCGTAGCCGTTTTTTCCTCGGCCATTAATCGGCCTATCCAGTGCCGTTTTCGATGAGCCATACATTCCCCACATTTTCTACACTGTGCCAGCCGCTCGACGCGGTCTGTTCTGTCATAAATTCTGACAGGAGTTTGGCACATAGCTGAACCTTTTTTAAGGGGGTGGTGTCAGTGGCGCTATAGAAGACAAGGGGGGAATACGCGAACCCCCTCTCAGGAGTGTTGAGAGGGGGTTCGGTGCTTAGTCAAAACGGGAAATCCGTTCTGCTAAGCTGTAGGTAAGCGGGTACAGGCCAAAGCCTATACGAAAACCTAAGTTTTCTGACCGCTCTTTGACGGTGGTGTCCAACACCGCCTTTTCGGAGAGGGAAAGGTCTCGTCCGAAATCGTAATGAAGGAACGTGCAAAGCGACGGTCCATGCATTTGTTGTACCACTTCGCCGACGATGGGAATTCCTCGCTTGCGGAAATTCTCACAGACGGCCTGAACGAGTTTGTCCTCTGGCATTGGATCAGTGAACCAATATTCCAGCGGATCAAGTGTCGTTGTCTCTATCGTCAGGCACTTCTGAAGCATCGGCATCCACATCAAGTACCGGCTTGGACCGAGACTTTTTGTTTTTAACGTCCTCGCCGCCTCTTGCTGCGTCTTTGCGAATTGTATCCTCCTTTGCGGAGGATGTTTCTTGTGAAGATAATTTAGGCGGTCTTTCAGGCTGTGTTCTTGCTCTAATAGCATCTACTTTCCTTTCCATTTTGTCCCACATTTTCGCCCTTTCGATTTCGTTGCGGCGCTGTATTTCGTAAACAGCGCGCATTTCGGGCGACATTGGCGGAGGCCGGTCCAAACTTGTAAAAACGCGGTCAGAGACCTTATACGCGGTTTTCTGCTTGGAAAAGCCTGAGACCCAGACACGCGTCTCAGACACGACTTGTAAGAGGACTGTGTACGGTCTGTCAATAACGACCTCACAATCGCCGGAGAAGGCGCACAGAAACGTGTCCTCGCCGTCTTCCTCTTTTTGGGTATATAGACGGGTTTCACCTTCCGCACGGAATACCACGCGGAAAGCACCGAGGATTTGGAAGCCAGTTTCCACCAGCTCCCATTCCCGGTTTTCGTGAACCCTAATCATTCAGCCGCCGGAGGGATGTCGGAGCCATCCCCTTTAAGCCGCGTCTGGTCGACTTGTTCCAGAACCTTATCGTAATCGTCCGTACCTTCGAGAAGAGACGGTCCGAAGTAAGTCAGGCCGGTGATAGGAACATCGCCTGACAACCACCATTCGAAAGGATCGACTGTTGTTGTTTCAAAGACGTCGTGTTTCAGGGTTGTGGAGACGTAGAAATCCGGTCCGAGAACCGGATCAACGACGTTAGCGTCCCACAATCGGTTGCGAACTTCTGTCCAAGGGGCAAGCGGATCAGATTGATAATACTTGCCGCCGACGTTTGGCGCACGCCGAACCCATTGGTGATTTAGTGGCGCGTATCCGAACAAATCCCCGGCAGTCCCGGTAGAATATTTTTCGTCTACTTCCACATTCTTGACCAGAGCCACTGGCTGTGGATCGAGTTCGTCGGAAGTTCTGTTTGGAAGGTCCGAAACGTCTTCGGCCGCGAAATAGTAATCGCGTTGACGTTCGTAGATTTGTGTCGGAAGCGCTTGCGCTGTTACCACGATCACACCACCGCATTGCGTCGCCGGTGCCCTGACAGGTACTTGCAGCATGGTTTGCCCAGCTGTCACAGACTTTTGCAAGTTTGCGCTGTCAGTCGCGTACCGTTGGGACATGCCAACAATCGTGTCAGTTTGACCGACCAGCATCGGGCTTTTCAATTGTTGATCGCTGATACGAATACCCGCCAACAGTTGGTCCATCATGTAGTCCTCGGACAATCCGTCGAACTGGTTGCGCAGACGCGCCCAGGCGGTAGTTTCACGCGCCAAGTCAATGTCGGCAATCGACATTGATATGCCGTTCGAGTTCAGCTCAGTGAAAAGGGGATTGTCGTCTGGCCGGTCAAAATCGACGCCGTCAAGATAGGCTGTGCCGGTGCCCATTCGATTTTGAAGACCGGTAATAGCGTCTTGAACGGTCAATACCCGGTCAGCCGCCGTGGCTCCTTTAGGGTTGTATTGGACCGGCATTTCGCCGCCTTCGGTAAATTGGATGGGCACTTTACCATCGGTAAGAGCTTCATCGAACGTAGGGACAACGTGTTTCATCTGGGTGTTTTCCCAGAACGCAGGCGCTAATGTCCCATCCAGATCGTCTCTTTGTTCCAAGGCATCGGACCGCTGTTTGGCGATATAATTCCAAACAGCGTTGTAACTCTCCAAGTAGTCGGTGTTGTATTTGTCCGAAGCATTGGAGTGGAGACCGAGCACACTATAAATTTCTTTAGCGGTGTCGGTTTCCTCTACAAACCACGGGATCGGAGCCCCGTCTTTTTCGTTGATGCCGTTAAACGACCGTTCAATCTGGCCCATGTCTTGAAAACGCGACAGAGCCAGTTTCGGCACGAACCAGCTTTGGCATTGAATTGTCACGCTGTTCAGCAGCATTTCAGCCGTTTCGGCCATTTGAACTGTAAGTGTCAAACGAGTGTTGTTTGCCCCGTCCTCGGGAAGGAGCGGGATCATTTTCAACGGGACGAATTTACCACCGAAGCTAGACGTAATGACAGATACACTGTCACGCCTTAGCGTTCGTTGGTGTGGTATCGGAGCATCCCGAACCCGTTGGTTCCATAGGTCCGGTGCCGGCATAGACCGGCTGTGCGATTTTTGATTAGTTCTCATTTTAAAATGCCCTTTGTTGGCGATACATGTCGCCCTTGCGTTTATGTCCCCACATTTGATGTGAAGGGATGCCTTTAGGTGTTCGCCATCCAAGTTCCTCCATAACTCGGTCTACATTTTGGCGCGATTTATCGTCCTTCATACGATCATAGGCCCGCTTGCCTCCGCCAGCGGTGCCGTCTCTATTCAGCCAGTTGCTTATGAGCATCTCCTCCGCCCAAGGCACAAGGGTTTGTTGCATACCAGCACCCATTGCAGCGCCTTCGAGTTCGAGGGTTTCCCCATCTTTATCTTTGACCGTCGGGTTAACCAGAATATCGCGTGATGAAGTGCCGGTGCCTTTGGACGTGTCCAATGGGCTAACCCGTTCTGCTTGAGACGTGCCCGGCTCGACTGTGAAGCCGACCGGATACCCGTCACTATTTTCCACGACGATTTTCTGTTGTTTAGGCGAAAGAGAATGACCGGCAGGACTTCCAAGCCGGTTCACTTCGCTGTTCATTTGCGCGAGTTTCGCCATTTTGAGTTTGTTGTCTAAAACGCGGCCCTCCTTTTCAATCGGATCTTCTGGTCCTTGATAATTGCCAGCAGCAGTAGACAGCGCTTCGCCAACGTAACTCTGAACGGCAATGGGACTAATAGCAGCCGGAGAACCTTGCAGTTGCGGACCTCCTGTCGCGCCCAATGCCGTAAGCGGGTTGAAACCCGCTTTTTGCGCCCCATCCACCAGCCAGCCGTATTTGGCGAGTTCAAGGTCTTCGGTCAGTTTAAACTGGTCCTCCATAGACAATTGACTGTATTGATACGCGTCTTTCGCCGCGTCTTTGGCGCTTTTTTTGTTCAGGAAATAATCTAATCCTGCACCAGCAACAGCGCCCCACGGTCCTCCAAGAAAGCCGGTAGCAGCCCCGGCAACTTTTTTGAAGGCTTTGCCAATACTTGAAAAAATGCCCATTTTACGCCCCCACAATAGCGCGGATCATAGTCGATATGATCGCTTTGGCGGCGTCTGGTCCTACGGTCATCCAGTAAACGATGCCGGTTGGTATAATTGCCCACATGGTTTTTCTCCTTTTTGGGGTTGAATTGATTTTTTATTGTTTCGCTTACGCTCAAGAGGGCCGTGTCCTCGCTGCGCTGCGGGCCGCACCCAGACCCTCTTGACCTACAGCGACCGCTGTGCGCGGGGCACGTTCGCCACGTGGCAGAGTTTGAAACGCCAAGAGCGTTTCTAACTTGCACGAGGATTTTACAGAATGACTACGTTTCGGAAAATTGACGACGATCGACAACTTGATCTTTTGGACCGGCTCGAAGGCCGGAAGACGTTTACAACACAGGTCGTCCGGCACCAGCAGGGCGACTTCGTTTGGAGCACGGAACATTGGTATTTGCCTCGCTCGTGGCCCGAACTGGCGGGCGGCGACTGGTTGATTGATTAACCACACCATGGAACAAAATTTCTGGACGGCCCTTGGGTCGTCCTTTTTGATGTTTGGGGGCGGGGTTTGCATGTCGCGTCGCGCGTCTTCCGTTGGTTTTCCGAACTCGTTTCACGTCGTGCTTGCTGAATTGTTGCAACCGCCCTTTTCTTCGGGACGGGGCCAGTTGGTGAAGCACCAACTAGGATGCCATCCCGTTTTTTTAAAATTTTTTTCGGCCTAGCGGCGCTGTTGGTGTCGGTTTTTTTAGTGAGGAACGGAGCGATGTTTAGTCGCTCTGACCGTTCCTTTGCTAGTTGACGAGCGCGAGACGCGGCGGAGCGCGTTCTATCTCGCTTTGTATCGCTTGAAGTAGTTCTTTGTCCTGCCGAAGATTTACGTTTGGACGAAGACCCCTTCTTTGAACGTCTTTTTGCCATGCTAAGGTTCCGTTAGTTGCCCTCTTTTCCAGAGACCACACGTCAGCATATAGCGTCAAGATCATTCCGTTCTCCAAGGTGTAGACAGTATGGTCGTTTCTTGGAACGAACAGAGGTTCGTAATTGTAGAGGTTAGCGATATAGTCTTGGACCTCAGGGTCCAACCGAGTGGTGTCTTGTACCATCTCGGACAGCCAATCACTTACATCTTCGCACATTGAAAGCGCCTGATTAGGGCGCTCTTTTGCCCATTCCCGGAGATATTCCCGGATCATTTGGTCGTACAACGTGCTATCGCGTTCAATTGGATAATAGAACAGCTTGTTCGTTTTGGCTGAGACGTTCCCCTCAATCGTATAGGTGTTTCCGTTCGGAAAAAGGGCAAGGCCAGCTCTGGCAGCTTGCCGCGCTTTATGCAGCAGGTACTCCGACCCCAGGGCCGGTTGTTTGCTGTAGCGCATTTGATTGTCAGCCAAGTTGGCTTTGTCCATGTAGTCCATCAGATACACGGCAGCACCTTGCTTTGATCGGGGTTTTTCTATCTGGACGAAGCCGAGCGGCTTATCCTCTTCGAGGTCGTACCAGAACTCCCAGTCTATCCGTTCGTTCATAACGACGTCAGGGGGTTGGGATTGCCAGAAAATAAGCGCATGAAAGTGTGCTCGCTCGCGTTTGCTCCCATATTCGCCCACCGCCATATACCGGAATTTGTGTCCGGCCCGGCGCATACGTTTAAACGTTTTTTGAAGGTCAGCGTAGTGCAGGTGCGAACCCTTCGGGTTGTCGTAGCCTCCACCATAGGTCAGGGTTATAAACCAAACGTCTGTAGCCGTTTTTTCTTCGGCCATTAGTCGGCCTATCCAGTGCCGCTTTCTATGGGCCATACATTCACCGCACTTTCTACACTGTGCCAGCCGCTCGATGCGGTCTGTTCTGTCATAAATTCTGACAGGAGTTTGGCACATAGCTGAACCTTTTTTAAGGGGGTGGTGTCAGTGGCGCTATAGAAGACAAGGGGGGATATTGCGATACCCCTGCCTCTGGAGAGGGCAGGGGTATCGCGCCTTAGTCGCGTGGCGCGACAAGGCTGTAAGTGAGCGGGTACAGGCCGAAGCCTATTTGCCACCCTAAATTGGTGGCCCGCTCTTTGGCGGTGGTGTCTATCACCGCCTTTTCGGAGAGGGAAAGGTCTCTGCCGAAATCATAATGAAGGAACGTGCAGAGCATCGGTCCGTGCATTTGTTGAAGCACTTCTCCCACAACGGGAATACCGCGCTTTTTCAAAGACGAACAGACCGTTTGCACAAGTCTGTCTTCTGGGAGGAATTCTGGAGACCAGCACTCAATCGTCCCCAGTGTCTCCACCTGTATCTCGTACGCTTTTTCTGTCATCGGCAGCCACCTCAGGTATTGGGCTGGTCCTATGTTCGTCGTCGCCAGCGTTCGCGCCGCCTCCTGTTGCGTTTTCGCGAAGTTGGTCCTTTTTACCGGAGGGTGTTTGAGGTGGAGAAACTGCAGCCTGTCTTTCAGACCGTGATCTTGCTCTAATAACATCAACTTTCCTTTCCATTTCATTCCACATTCGTTGCCGCTCGATCTCGTTGCGCTTTGTCATTTCATGAACAGCGCGCATTTCAGGCGACATCGGCGGTGGCCTATCCAAACTGGTAAACACGCGGTCAGAGACCTTGAACGCCGTTTTTTGCTTGGAAAAGCCAGAGACCCAGACACGTGTCTCTGAAACCACTTGTAAGAGAACTGTATGCGGCCTGTCAATCAGGACCTCACAGTCGCCGGAGAACGAACACAGAAACGTGTCGTCGCCGTCTTCCTCTTTTTGAGTATAAAGGCGGGTTTCACCTTCCGCGCGGAATACCACGCGGAAAGCACCGTCGATTTGGAAGCCAGTTTCAACTAGCTCCCAATCTCGGTTTTCGTGAACCCTAATCATGCAGGGTCTTCTGGGACGTCTGTCCCGTCGCCGACGTACCGGGTTTGGTCAACCTGTGCCAGAACCTTGTCGTAGTCGTCCGTTCCCTCAAGTAGGGAAGGTCCGAAATAGGTCAAACCGGTAATCGGTACATCGCCGGACAACCACCATTCGAACGGATCGACTGTCGTTGTCTCAAACACGTCATGTTTGAGCGTCGTAGAGACGTAAAAGTCGGGACCGAGCACCGGATCGACGACGTTTGCGTCCCACAATCTGTTCCTGACTTCTGTCCAAGCAGCTTGGGGGTCGGGTTGGTAGTACTTACCGCCGACATTTGGCGCACGTCGCACCCATTGGTGATTGAGTGGAGCGTAGCCGAATAAGTCACCAGCTGTACCGCTGGAGTATTTTTCGTCTACTTCGACGTTCCGAACCAACGCGACCGGCTGAGGGTCCAATTCGTCGCTAGTTCGGTTAGGAAGATCCGACACGCCGTCGGCTGCAAAGTAATAATCGCGTTGACGCTCATAAATCTGCGTCGGCAGAGCTTGCGCGGTGACGACGATACAGCCCCCACATTGGGTAGTCGGAGCACGCACGGGAACTTGCAGCATTGTCTGACCGGATGTGACCGACTTTTGCAGATTGGCGCTGTCAGTCGCGTAGCGCTCAGACATGCCAACAATGGTATCCGCTTGCCCGACTAGCATCGGGTTTTTAAGCTGTTGGTCACTAATGCGAATACCCGCAAGTAACTGATCCATCATGTATTCTTCGGACAGGCCTTGATACTGATTGCGGAGTCGGGCCCAGGCCGTTGTCTCTCGTGCCAAATCGATATCCGCAACGGACATGGTGGTAGCAAGGCTGGCAAGGTCTGCGACCAAATCGCCTTCGTCGCCAGAGATACCTACCGCTCTCAATTCCTTCCAAATATCAGGAGCAGCGGAAAGAAAGGTATCTGTGGCGGCACCAGCATCGCCGCGGGTGCGAACCTCTGCCAAGTCGCCATTCAATTGAACGTCGATACGGCCGTCAGTCAAAGCCTGATCAAACGTAGGAACTACGTGTTTCATCTGGGTTTGCTCCCAGAAAGCCGGCGCTAATGTTCCGTCCAACTCATCGCGCTGTTGCAGCGCGTCGGAGCGCTGATTCGCGACGTAATTCCACACCGCGTTATAGCTCTCGACATAGTCAGTGTTATAGGTGTCGGCCGAGTTGTGGTGGAGTCCAAGCACCGAATAGATATCCTTGGAAAGGTCTTGTTCGACCTCGAACCAAGGAATAGGTGCACCGTCCTTTTCGTTGATGCCGTTAAACGAGCGTTCAATCTGGCCCATGTCTTGAAAACGAGACAGAGCCAATTTCGGCACAAACCAGCTTTGACACTGAATCGTCACGCTGTTGAGCAGCATTTCTGCCGTCTCCGCCATTTGGACGGTAAGCGTCAAACGGCTGTTATTTGCCCCGTCTTCTGGAAGGAGCGGGATCATTTTTAATGGAACGAATTTACCGCCGAAGCTCGACGTGATGACAGACACGCTGTCACGCCGAAGCGTTCGTTGGTGTGGGATCGGTGTATCACGGACCCTTTCGTTCCATAGGTCTGGCGTCGGTAAAGCCCGACTGTGCGATTTTTGATTGCTACGCATTTTAGAAAGCCCTTTGCTGGCGATACATATCGCCTTTACGTTTATGCGCCCACATTTGGGACGCTGGTATGCCTTTCGGCACTCGCCAGCCCATATCAGTTAGGGTCTGGTCGATCATTTTCTGACTACC